ATCATGGGACGACCCTCGCTCAAGACGCCGGAGTTGGAGGAGGCGGCTGACAAAACCGTTGCCGCTATGAAATTGACTTACTCTCCCGTCGAAGAGTTGATCCCCTTCGCGCGCAACAGCCGGACGCATTCCGACGAACAGGTTGCGCAGATTGCGGCTTCCATTCGGGAGTTTGGTTTCACCAATCCTATCCTGGTCGACGGCAACAACGGCATCATTGCGGGCCACGGACGGCTTCAGGCTGCTCGCAAGCTCGGCATGGCGCAGGTGCCAACCATTGCGCTGCCGGGCCTCACTGATGCGCAGAAGCGGGCTTATGTGATTGCCGACAACAAGCTGGCGTTGAACGCTGGCTGGGATGCGGCGACGCTGTCGTCGGAGATCGCTGGGCTCGGCGAGGATGGCTTTGATCTAGCGCTGCTCGGCTTCAACGAGGACGAGCTTGCGGCGCTGCTGGTGGACAAGACCGAGGGGCTGACCGACCCTGACGATGTGCCGGAGCCGCCGCTTGAGCCGGTGACCGTGCTGGGAGACGTGTGGGTGCTCGGCAAGCATCGGATTGTTTGCGGCGACAGCACGGACGCTGACGTGGTGGCGAAGTGCTTGAACGGTGTGGTGCCGCACCTGATGGTGACCGACCCGCCTTATGGGGTGGAGTATGACGCCGACTGGCGCAATCACACCGGAGACCTCGGGCGCTCGGCGCGAGCGGTCGGCAAGGTCGAAAACGATGACCGCGCAGATTGGGGCGAGGCTTGGGCTCTTTTCCCTGGCGACGTGGCCTATGTTTGGCACGCAGGGAGCATGGCCCACACGGTGGCTGAGAGCCTTATCGTCAACGGCCTAAACATTCGCGCGCAGATCATTTGGAACAAGTCAAACATGGTTATCAGCCGTGGCGACTATCATCCCAAGCACGAGCCATGCTGGTATGCAGTCCGCAAGGGCAAGACCGGGCACTATGTCGGCGGTCGCAAGCAGACAACCGTGTGGGACATCGACAAGCCGCAAAAGTCCGAGACCGGCCACAGCACCCAAAAGCCCGTCGAGTGCATGAAGCGCCCCATCGAAAACAACAGCAGCGCCGGACAGGCGGTTTATGAGCCATTCAGCGGCAGTGGAACGACAATCATCGCCGGCGAAATGACCGGGCGCGCGATCCACGCTATCGAACTCAACCCTGCGTATGTCGACGTTGCTGTGGTGCGCTGGTCGGAGTTTACCGGCGAGCAGGCAACGCACGCGGAGACCGGCGAGACGTTCGACGCCATGAAGGCTGCGCGTCATGGGTAAGCGCGGCCCGGCGCCCATGGAGCCTACCGCTGCCCAGCGCAGGCAGGTTGAACACTATTGCTCCATCGGCTTCACGCAGGACCAGATTGCCTCGCTGATGGACATTAGCGACGTGACGCTGCGCAAGCATTACGCCAGCGAACTAAAGAACGGCGCGCTAAAGGTTCACGCCCAGGTCGGCGGGAAGCTGTTTCAGAAGGCTATGGCGGGCGACACAGCCAGTCTAATCTTTTGGGCCAAGACGCGAATGGGCTGGAAGGAAGTCACTGGAATCGACCACAGCGGCGCCGTGACCTTTTCCGCCGCGCCTTCGGACACCGGCATCCTTTGAGTTTCGCCCTTACCGCGCGCCAGCAGGAGGCGATGGCGGTTCTTGGCTCGGACGCGACGCATGTGATGCTGTTCGGCGGATCTAGGTCCGGCAAAACCTTTCTAGCAATCCGTGGGCTTGTGGTGCGGGCCTTGGCAGCGCCCAACAGCCGCCACGCCGCTTTCCGTTTCAGGCTCAACGCGGCGCGGGCTTCGATCCTGCAGGACACGCTGCCCAAGGTCATGCGGTTGTGTTTTCCCGGCGTGCCGTTCCAGCTCAACAAGAGCGATGGCATCATGACGCTGGGCAATGGATCGGAGGTCTGGATTGCGGGACTGGACGACAAAGAGCGGGTCGAGAAAATCCTGGGCATGGAGTTTGCAACGCTGTTCTTCAACGAGTGCAGCCAGATCCCGCTACCAAGCCGCAACCTTGCGCTCACCCGTTTGGCGCAACAGGTGCAGACGGTCATTAACGGGAAGCCGGCGGCGAACCTGAAGCCGCGCGCTTGGTATGACTGCAACCCGCCGAGCAAGGCTCATTGGACCTATCGGCTATTCGTCCAGAAGATCGACCTGGACACAAAGCAACCCCTACCCAACCCTGCCGACTATGCCGCGTTCAAGATCAACCCAGGCGATAATGCCGAAAACATCGCGGACGGCTATCTTGAGACGCTGGCGGCCATGTCCGCCCGGTTGCGAAAGCGCTTTCTTGACGGTGAGTTTGCAGACGCCACGGCTGGCGCACTATTCACAGATGAGACGATCGAGACTTGGCGCGTGGTTGACGGCAAGGTGCCAGACTTGGTGCGTGTCGTGGTGGCGGTCGATCCGAGTGGCAGCGGGGACGTGGACAATGCGGATAACGACGCCATTGGCATATGTGTCGCGGGGATCGGGACGGACGGCAACGGTTATGTGCTGGAGGACGCCACTGTCAAAGCTGGCCCGGCGACGTGGGGGCGCGTGGTTGCGTCGTGCTTTGACCGTCACAAGGCCGACATCGTGGTAGGCGAAGGCAACTATGGCGGGGCAATGGTGCGCGAGACAGTGCAAACAGCCAGACCCCGCACGCCATACAAGCAGGTGACGGCGACGCGCGGCAAGCATGTGCGGGCCGAGCCTTTCAGCGCCCTGTATGAGCAGGGCAAGATCCGCCACGTTGGCCAGTTTGCCGAGCTTGAGGATGAGCTGACCGGCTTCACGACAAACGGCTATGTCGGCGACAATTCGCCAAACCGGGCGGACGCACTGATCTGGGCGCTTGCCGAATTGTTCCCCGGCTTGGTGGCCGCACCTCGGGTGGATCGCGAGCCTGTCCCGCCGCCCCCAATCGCAAACAACTGGGGGGCTTTACACCGTGGGCGCTGATGGGTTACAAGTCGCACCGCGCTATGCACGAGAGGGGCAACCCGGTGGCCGTGCAAGGTAGTCCCGCCGCTCCACCCGGCATTTGCTGACAGGCAAAGGGGCTTATGGCGCGACCATCGAAAACCGAAAGACTGCAAGCGGTGCACACGGAAGCGTTGCGCCGTTTCGACGTTATCCAGGCCGCGCTCAAGGACGAGCGGCAACAGTGCGTGAACGATCGCCGCTTCTACTCGCTGGCCGGCGCGCAATGGGAAGGCGCGCTGGGCGACCAATTCGAGAACAAGCCGCGGTTCGAGGTCAACAAGTGCATGTTGTCGGTCATTCGGATCTTCAACGAATATCGCAACAACCGCATCGCGGTCGACTTTCGCGCCAAGGACGGCAGCGACGACCGAACGGCGGACATGCTCGACGGGCTTTATCGCGCCGACGAGGCCGACAGCGGCGGCCAGGAAGCGCTCGACAACGCTTTCGAGGAAGCGGTTGGGGGCGGCTTTGGCGCGTGGCGTCTGCGGACTGTCTATGAGGATGACGACGACCCGGACAACGAGCGCCAGCGCATTGTCATCGAGCCGATCTATGACGCCGACACGAGCGTCTGGTTCGACCTGGACGCCAAACGGCAGGACAAGGCCGACGCCAAGTTTGCGTTTGTCATCTACAGCCGCACGCCGACCAGCTACATGGAGGAATGGGGCGACGACCCTGCGTCATGGCCCAAGTCAGTCGAGACATGGACATTTGACTGGACAACGCCGGACGTCGTTTTTGTCGCCGAATACTATGTCGTCGAGGAAGAGCGCGGCTATGTGAGCTTTTGGCGCACGGTGACGGGCGAGGAAGAGCGCTACACCGACGAGGACTTTGACGCCGACCCGACGCTGGAGGAAACGCTGATCGCGGTCGGCAGCGAAGAGGTCCGTCGCCGCAAGGTCGAGCGCAAGCGCGTCCGCAAATACATCATGAACGGCAACCGGGTGCTTGAGGACTGCGGCTATATCGCGGGCCGGTGCATCCCGATCGTGCCGGTCTATGGCAAGCGCTGGTTTGTCGACAACGTCGAGCGCTGCATGGGCCATGTGCGGCTGGCAAAGGACAGCCAGCGGCTCAAGAACATGCAACTGTCGCGGTTGGGCGAGATCAGCGCGCTGTCGCCGATCGAGAAGCCGATCTTTGTGCCCGAGCAGGTCGCGGGCCTGGGCCATCTGTGGGCGACGGACAACATCGAGAACCGGCCCTATCTGCTGGTCAACCCGGTGACGGGTCCGAACGGTGAGGTGCAACCCGCCGGCCCGGTTGCCTACACCAAGCCGCCTGCGGTCCCGCCTGCCATGGCCGCGCTGTTGCAGATCACAGAAACGGACATGCAGGACATTCTCGGGTCGCAACAGGGCGCCGAGAAGGTCGTGAGCAACATCAGCGGCAAGGCGGTCGAGCTGATCCAGCAGCGGCTGGACATGCAA